TAGCTGCAGTAAAGAAATTTTCATAGGTGTTACTGTCAGGCTTTGCGAATTGCGCAGCGAGTTGATCTTCTGAGGTTACGAGAACTCTTTGTTCTACGGGACCCCAGCGAAAATGACCTGCAATACCGCCCTCTGTAGTAGAGACGGAAGGCACTACAGTTGTCAAATCAACTTCACTGACGTTAACGCCGGGCGATACTTGAAATGGCATTGTATTCTCTCCTTATGTAGGGTTTTTATTCTTCTTTTATTTATAATTAATCTAGTTTCTACTAGTTACCACTTCTCGGTGATAGTGTCAACTGGAGGCAATGACCATCCAAGTCTGTCAGTATCAATATTTATGATATTGTCATCCTCTTGGCCATCATCCAAAAACCCAAACGGGAGCATTTCTTCTTCGATCATTCTTTGATTATCTTCATACATTTTCCTACGTAAATCACTGTCTGTTAACTCTTTAAAATAGTCCTGGCGTACTAGCCAAGAAAACAGGACAGTACACATAACAACATCATCATGAAAGCCTTCTTCTGCTTGATAGCTTTCCTTTATCTGTACAAAGTTGCAGAGCTCGGAGATATAATCATAATCTTCGAAGATAAGTTTATCTTGTTCGACCATATCTTTTAATGTGGAGCAACCGAGACGTTTTACTGATTTTGTTGTTCTCACACCAAGTTGAGATCTTCCTCCACCAAAACCTGATGTTATGTATTGTGCACCATTTCTTTGAGATATTCTAAAGACATTTTCATATTCAAAGTCATGAAACAATATATTAGATACTTGTTCTCCAATATCGTTTATTTCTACTAAAACAAATGCATTGTTATATTTTTTTGCTGTATTAAAGATAACATCTGGATAAAGCATAGGTGATATATCTTTACTGCGATATAGTCCTACTCCTTTATAAGGATATTCTGTAATATCAAATACAACGAAAGCAGAATAGTCTTGTCCTAATCCTCTTGATGTGTCAACGACAATAACGTATGTTTTATCTCTTTCTGCTTCTTCATAGCATTTAAAATTATTTTTTGTGTATAAAGGTGATCTAAAAGTTAATGCTCTTAACTTGGTTGCATGAATGAGAGTATTTGTACTACCTAAGAACTCGCATTCAAATTCTTGTCTGAATTGTTCCTCTGATGTATTACGTACTATTTCTTTACGCCATACTTCATCACGACCTGGGACGTCAGACCAATGTATTTCTATTCTTTCGTAATCGTTTCTTCCCTCTTCACTATCTACCCATAATTTATAAAATAGGTTCATTCCATTAGGGGTTGAGGTAATAATTACCTTAGATGTTTTACCAGAAGATATGGTAGGGAATACAGAAGTAAAGAACTCTTCCTGTATATTATTAGGTACAAATGCAAACTCGTCTAAGTAGATTAAGTTTTGAGATGTACCACGAATAGCGCTTGATGATGTAGATGATGCAAGTATCTCTGTTCCGTTTTCTAATTTAATACTTGCTTTATTCCATTCAACAACGCCTTGTTGTAGCCATTTAGGTAGATGTTCATACATAAGCTGTATTCTACCAAGTATCTCGATAGCTTGTGAGCGTTTATTAGCAAGAATAGCAATGTTGTAATCTTCGGTAAAGAGTGCTTTCCAAAGTATATAAGCACCTACGGTTGTAGTTTTACCTACCTGACGAGGAAGTTTGCAGATAGAAAAGCGATTTTGCTCAAAAGTCTTAACCATGTTATCTTGGAAGTCCCAAGTGTCAAACGGTACGAGACCTTCGTCAATGCTTACAATTTTGACGTATTTTTTAATAAAGTATAAATGATTTGTTGCACACTTAATATACTCTTGAACTTCTTCTTGAGTATACTCAACTGTAACACCAGCTGCTTTTAAGTTTTGATTACCAAGATATATCTCTGGCATACAGTTGCACTCTCGTTACTCTTTCATTATAATAGCGGTGTAGCCGATGAAGGGTAGAAACAATATTATAAAAGATGTCTTAAACCGTCCGGTATAATTACTTTGCCGTTATCTATAAGACGTCTACGATTCTGTTTATGTTGTTCTTGTAGAACCTCTTTATTGCCACCTTCATAAGGAACTGCGTGTCCTTCTTTGATTAATATATCCGTTACATTAGTATAGCGGTTTTCGTTATGATAATAGACCTGAAAGTCTCCAAGTACTCGGCCAAACTTACCTCTCATGTCTTCACCGTCTCGAGCTACTCTTGTTTTTAATGTAGCGTAGGGCCCGAGAAGTTCCTTAAGTCTGGCTTTTGCTGCTTTTCCAAATATCTTTTCAACTTTGTCACGCGTTCTAGACTCCGGTGTATCAATGCCCATAATACGAACCCGTTCATCATTAAGCCAAATACCAAATCCTAAGTCAATGTCAACATCTACTGTATCTCCATCAACAATTTTTACTATTCTACATTTATACTCATACATCTTTTTTTCTATCCTTTATAAGCTTTTGTAGTTCAGTAGTGTTGCCTATAAAGAGAGCATTAGTAACGTTTTGCGGACCTTTATCTGTCTCTTCTTTTAGCTTTTTAACTTTATTTTGTACTTCTAGTAAATCTTTATTAGCGTCCGCTAATGTTTTTACTAACTGTCCGACTATCTCAAACGCCCTCGGAGACTCACTCTGATTAGCTATTTCGACTAGCGTATTTAATGCATCTGAGCCCCTCTCTATTACGTTGTATAAGTTTTCTCGAGCGTATTGATAGTCTGTATCAACATCGTCTGTTTCTTTGGGAGACAGTTTCTCTGAAGGGGTATTCACTATTAGCTCACCTTCGACATCGTTTGGTGGAAGATTAAAAATTTCTTCGAAATTTTCTTCCATTTTAGTCTTTTTCATATTAATACTCAATCAATGATTTAGCAAATCCATAATCGTCATCAGCTTCGATAGTATTAGCATCAACTGATAATGCAGTATTAGATGTCGGATTACCATCAGAAGTTAAACCAGGTGTTATAGTAGCCTGAACTCCAAGATCACCAGTTGGTGTATTTGGTCTATAATTAATAACGGACCTTCTAATAATACCGGTACTTGAAGTAGGTCCAAATACATATCCTTTCATTGTAAAGTTTAAATTCCATATCAAGGCTCTTCTTGTTGAAAAGTCACCTTCATATGTATCCTCTACTGAAACATCATTCAATATACAAGGAACATCATAAACTAAGTCCATATCTGGTATTAAATTTATATTGTTCGTCCATTCAGGTTGGAAATAAGGTAATATTTGCTCTAATATTTGTGTACCATCATCTGCATTCTTAACAAATATGCTCATCTGAAACTGTATGTCATATGGTACAGGTCTGAATTGTGTAGTTAAATTAGTCTTATCTGATCTACTAATCTTTACATTTTTTTGTGTAGATGGTAATTTTCTGTTAGAAGCATAGTTTATACCGGTCATTTCAAAACCTATACGTGGCAATGAAATAGCAACATCTTGATCTAAGTTAGGATCTTGAGATAATCTTACTAAAAACTTTTCTTTTGGACCATATGCGATAGGTACTTTAAGAGTCTGTATTCTTTCGTCGTTTTGATTAAAACGTTGAACATAGATACCGTTAAACATGTTGCCGAATACTACAACATATTTCCTTAATGTTCCATGATAGAATGTTTTACCGAACATTATTAGTACCTATCTATTTCACCGAATGGATTAACTTCACTAAAGTCTAAAATATTATCAGCCTGAGTTTGGAAGAACTGGTTGTTAGCTGAACGATCTGTAGTTTCAATAGTATATTCTTGTAGTAATGTACCACCATCTTCAAGCTGTGCAACTCCGGTACCATCTTCTAAAGTGAACTGATAACCTAATGTATCAAGACTGTATGTAGTCTCAATAGCATCAATAGCAGTATTACCGGTATCCAATCTCTCTGAGCTGTATTCGAAGAGCTCGCAACGAACATCATACGTTTGCAAACGTCCTGTTTGATAGAATATTTGCTCGTGCTCTACAAACTTAATCTCAAATATTTTTCCTACCATTGGAAAATAAATGAGATCGCCCTCTTGAGGTCTGTTGATTGTATTAAGATAGTCATCTCCTTCCAACATAAAGGAGTCTGTATCTTTAGAACCAGAAAGATATTGTCGTGAAGGAGTTTTGGTACTACCGTCTTCGAAGATAAGATTGTAGCCAACCTCAGTTAACATCTTAGGCGATGTTATAGCTTGATCAAAGCGTTTTCTTGCAACGGTAAAAGTAATCTGATCTCGTATCTCTAAACCGAAACGAGAAAGAAGATCACCTTCCCCTTCGAAGCCCTCGACGTTTTTGATATACATTTCAACGTCGATAGCTTCATCGAATTTAGATAAGTCATCCTCACCAAACAAGTGATCCACATTCACCTTAGTGCGAGGCATATACTTTACATTATGACCGTAGATTTTTATTGCTTCGATCGTTAGATCTTCGACTAAATCTTGTTCTCGGCCATAGTTAAAGTTGTTAAAATAGACATTAGTAGCCATGTTAACCTATCATGTCATGAACTGGTAGACTGTAGCTTGAAATCATTTCATCTTCAAGCTTCATAATAGCTTCTTGAGCTTCTTCCCATATCTTCTGACCGTTAAAGGTTAAACCACCCGGCATCTGAAGACCTTCAAACTTTTTAAGATTTTCACCCCATTGACGCTTAAACAGTTGTGTAGTATATCTCAATAGCCACCTATCACTATACATGTCAGTATTTACATCTGGGTCGATAACTTGGTAGCTATCAAGAATAATATAATCTCCGACAGGTATTTTATCTGTCCAGCTGGTATCGATATAAACTCGATCATTATGACGATTATATCTAATAGGCTGCTTACCTACAAAAGTTTCTTCCAGCATATTGACATGTGTCATTGCCATTGTATAAGGAACAATAGATGACTGGAGAAGATCGTAAAGATCATTAAGATGAATCTGGTAACGAACGTTAAATAAGTTGTTAACTGAGTATGTACCACCTAGAACAAAGCAACCAGTTACACCAATAATTGATTCTGGTACAGTAATATAACCGTTTGTTTGATCACTCGCAGTACATATGTGCTTGTAAAAAACACGCTCTGTACCGTCAAAATGGTAGTCGCGATAATAAGCAATTGCTTCGTCGATACGATCTTCTAGCTGCTCATCATCGACGTTAATATCGACAACTGGCTTACCAAGATTACGTAAGCACCATTCTTTGAGTTCATCTCTGGTAGCTGGTTTAGACATGATGCACCTTTATAGTTTGATTTACTATTTATCACTATAAAGATGTAGGGATTATGAGATAACGATTGTATCCGTATCAGAAAAAAATTGCATAGTACCTTTACATACTATATTCCAGTCTAGTCCAGACTGCTCACTCCATGTAGGTACATTAATGCGGACATATTTGGCCAAGTATTCTTCTTCGTCTTTAAATACTCGCCATACATGAAGAGGGCTTCCGCGACCCGGTTGCCCTCTTGATTTATTGAAGCGTATCGAGAATTTATTCATAATATATTTCAAATAGTATTATTCGGAACCAGGTAATGCCGGCCAGCTGATATTAGAAGGAAAATCAGCGTCTAGTGTAATATCTCGTAAACTTTGTCTGTAGGCAATCCATGCGTCTCTTTCACCTGCTGTCATAGGTGTATCAGACATAACTGCCCAGTCAGAATCGGCAAGTAGTTTGTTACGTGTAGTACGCGCTTCATCTTCAGCTGAAGGCTCATCGGGTTCAGGATCTGGAGATACCTCAAACCAACCAAGATCATCTTTGCCAACCCAAGAGAGATCTGATAATTGATCTTTAACACCATGCAGACCGAATATAGGTCCCCAGTTCTCAGGCAGTGGCTCTGGTCCTTGTACTACCTCATTTGTTGATAATTTTCTTAGCTCCCAAGGCATTGCTGTCTCCTAATTAGTCTTGATTGATTGCTTTGCGGTGCGACTCTGGTAATATTTCGTCAAGATTATCTACATACTCGTTATTTATTGTTCTTTGCAATTTTTGTTGAGCTTCCTCTACTTCTTGCTTTGCTAGTAAAAGATTTTGATCTGGATTATAACCAAGTAAATCTTGCTTAAAAACAGCTCCTAGCATAGGTGTATCATCATTCCATTGCCTGTGTGATGCAAAATCTTCTCGAGGTTTAATTGCTATATGACATCCAGCTTGAGCTGCAATCTGATGAGCAAGCTCAACCGCATGATGGTGACTCATTGGCATATATGCAACAAAACCGTTCTGCATTCTTATATTTATTTCTATACCGTCACCACCGGTAGAACCTACAGTAACTGATCTACCTCTAAATTGGTCATTTTGACGCGAGGCTATTTGCATTTGTATATCAGCTTCTAATCCTGCTTTGTTATACTTGTCTACAAGTTTTTGATCAGGATTTGGGACAACAGGAGCTTTGCTTCTACTTCCTCTTATTTTTTTACTATTTTTTCTCATAATAATTATCCTCTGTTACTGCTCATTCCATGATATTATAATCTTGCCACCTGGAGGTACTGAAACACTGTATGGCTGTAATGGAGTAACGGCTTTGTTTGTACTGCTAGGATTAGCTGCCTGGCCAGAGTTTCCAGGGTTTCCAGGATTAGAGTTAGAAGCTCGACCGCCAGAACCACCGCCACCGGCGGCGCCGCCTCGGCCGCCAGCTGGCATCGCACCTCCACCACCGCCTCCGCCACCCGGTCCAGCCATTTGCTGACAACCAGTTGCGTTAATATGCGATGAATAAGCAACACCGGTGACCCCCCAGTTTCCAGAGCTATTGACGTCACCGCCGTGGCCACCTCCACCACCTCCGGTACCACCCTGTCCGGTTTGGGCGCCCGGTGTACCATTGTTAGTACCACCGCCGCCGCCACCGCCGCGGGCGGTATCAGTAGGACTTCCGGGAGATCCACTGCCGCCACCTCGGCCGCCTCCACAGGATTGCGAAGCCGCGCCTGAACCGCCACCGCCGCCACCCCATCCATAGCATGATGGACCATTATCACTGTTCAAATTACCACCGCCGCCACCACCGCCACCACCGCCACCGCCAAAGCCAGCTGTTCCGCCATTACCACCGCTGCCGCCAGCGCCGCCAGCAAAATTGACAGATAGACCAGGTATTGTAGCAGATTGACCAACATTTCCAGGGTTTCCAGGGTTTCCAGGGTTACCTTGAGATATTGAAAAACCGGACTGACCCCCTTGGGACCCACCAGGTCCACCGGCCGGAGTACCATAACTATAACCACCTATACCGCGACCAGGATAATTAGGACCTACCGGGTTTCCGGGATTACTGTTCAACCAACCGCCAGAGCCGCCGGACCCACCGGTATTGTACCATGTCCAGCCTGGTATAGGTCCGCTAAGATTTCTTCCGGTTCCACCACCTCCACCACCTCCACCGTGACCGGGATCATGCTGGCTGGGCCCGGTAGAACCTGCCGTTCCGGAGTTACCAGAATTACCAGGAGCTCCGTATCCTTGAACGGTTACAGTAAAAATATCTGGTGTACAAAAAGTACCTGGTGTATTAAAAGTTTCGGAGCCCGCTGGAACCGGTTCCCGCCCACCCATTACACCAATCTTACCACTACCTATAGGCATTTGTTATACCTCATTTTTATTATGACGTTCACCGTATCCGATACGGTCTCGATAATCGTATTTATAATCCTTATTTATGCTGTTTTTATCTACATAGTGTAACATAGTCTGTACAACCATTTTAGTATTTGTTGTATTCAATGGCTTTCTTGCGTGTGGTATCTCACAACCAAGATATACAACACCATCACCTGGTTCAAGAATATATTCATTACCGTTCATAATAATAGCGTTATAATCACCGATAGTCGCTATATTAATTGTTACACTATACTCACATGATGGTCTGTCTGTATGCTCAGTAAGTTCATTACTATCTACATATATACGACTGTAGGAATATGTAGGAGATAGCTGCTTTTTTACTATATCCTCAATTTTAGACTGAAGTTTACCTAATAATACTTCTATTAAAGGATCACCGTAACATTGCCATTCACTTATTGTATGTTTATTGCTTTTTTCCCAACCATATAAACTATTTTTTTCAGTTGAAGTTTCTTGTGCTTGATTTACTTGATATTCAAAATATCTGGATATTGTATCGACAGTATCACTATCAAGTAAATTTTTTACTAAAACATAGCCATCTTCATTAAATTTTTTATAGTGTTCATTAGACAAGAACATAAACTTCACCTTTATTCATCTTGATCCACATGAAACCAACCAGTAACTACATATTTCGCTTGATCACCAAACACAGCATTGCCTCTGTGTAAATGAGTATAACCTGCTGGCCATATAACTAACCTGTTTTCTACTGGATTTACTCTTCTTTGCTGGTGTAAAAATTCTGTCTCACCGTTTGCTTCAGGTGGTAAAGTATTGAGATAAAGCATATAAACAGCATCACGAGTTGCAAACATTCCTGGACCGTGTTCATGATGCCATATATGATAGCCACCACCTGATGTTGTTTTTTGTACTTTCATATGATATAAATGATGATTTATTAATTTTAAACCATTCCATTTTTCAGCGTAAATATCAAAACATTCACGTACACCTTTAATAAATAACATATTCAAAAACTGGCCGTTAAAC